GACTCACAGCAGATAAAGAGTTAGATGACGATGTTAAAACTGCACAATTCCAAGTGTTGTTTAAAAAACTAATGGAGTTCACTGTGTCGCAGATCACTAACTCTATTGCGGCAATTCGCAGCGGTGCCGACACTGTGACAGATCCTGTATTCATCAATGACTTTTTCCAAAACTGCGACAAAGAAACTTGGAGTGTGGTTAAAAATCATTTGGAAATACTAAACAGCCAAAGTAGGATGCAGGAACTGGACTTGGTGTGTGAAAATGACGATTGCTCTAAACCTTATAAGAGTCCATTGTTATTTGAGACTTCAAATTTTTTCGGTTAAGGCTTTTGAGTTTAGATAACGAAAGCATTCGGCATCTATTAGAAAAATATGATTCAGACGCAAAAGCCTTAAAAAAGAATCTTCTAAAAATGTGTTGGTACATGAGAGGTGGTGTATCATTGGAAGAAGTTTATAATCTAAGTTCCGAAGATAGATTACTAATTAACAAGATTGTAGAAGAAAATCTCGAAACAACAGAAAAGACAAAACTTCCTTTCTTTTAATGCATTTATAAAAGGCTACGGTAACAAGTAGTCTTTTTTTACGAGTATTACTTTAAGATGTGCATGCACATCTATCACTTTCGCTAATTCGCTCAGTGATATTGTTTTTAATACAACTGTATACTTAGAGCGAAGCGATAATAGCTATCATCCAGATTAAGCAGTCACACTTTGCCCTTGCGGGGCAAAGATAAAATTGTGCATCATCCGAGTAGCACAGTCACTAGCGTTCGAACTATAATGCTGCATATATGTTGCATTAACGGGGTTAATGCTATCTTTATGCTACATTACGTAGGCGGTTGTCCGGTACCTACTCATTCTGTCTTTATACAACGGCAGTTAATATAATATACGCTAACATACTATACAAACCTGCTACATCACTGTAGCGTCTTTTCAGCCTTTTAAATTCTTTTCAAACAATCAAACCGCGGCATTTAAGCGATCGTCGTCCTGTCAAGGATAGTGATTGAGTGCTCCATTCAGCGCGGAGTCTTACATCCCTGTGATCCGAGATCCAGGTATAGTGCATACGATGTTAGCCTATGCTAGCTTATACTGATTAATATTGCCTGTTAGATTAACTTATTGAGTTTGTTGGATATGGTATCAAAATATAGGTTGTTGCTTTGTGCACCGGGATGTTTCCCGTCAAAATTGAAATCAATTCGATGATTTCCAAATGGGTCGTATAAATTAATCCATTTTGATTCATCGACTCCACCTGCTTCTGCATAGTGCCCATGAGCAATTTGATAAAGTTTTAAAATGTCTTCGTCGGTTCTTGTTTTTATGTTTAAAATTTCTCTTTTAGTAAAATTGGTATAATCTTCTGGAAAAACATCATGGAGTTCTGTGAAGTATTGGTCATCCCACGGGCACAGTCCGTTGATAAAAAACACATTTTTTATCCCTAATAATTTAGCTAAGTTTGAAATAATATTAGAGTATTTAACTACTTTTACTATTTCCCAGTGTAAATGATGTAATGCACGTACCCTATCTAACAAATCGTTGATATAGATTCGTGAGTAAGTAGTGCCGTTGTTTAATCCTATGTCGTGTGTGTATGTTGATCGACTCTTTTGTAAAGGCTCGTCCGTAGGCCACAACTCAAATCCAACCTTCAATGTGTATCTGGGCATTGCAGTCCATTGGCAAAATAATGTATCTATCTGATTAGTTGCAACACAGTTAACAACAGATTCGAAAATTTCAGTATTACTACCGCCGGATATTCCGATATTAACCTGAGTCAATGCTGCCAGACTTGGAATTTTTGTATGGCAAAGATTAGTCCACAAATATGGAGATTCTGGACAATCATTTCGGGTATCAGATTCGTCCCAGCCGTGTCCCGCAGTGAAAGAGCAGCCTGCAAATACTAATTTCATTGAGATAATTTTCCGTTAATGTTATTCTTATGCACTCTTAATTGTATGTGGCCATTATAATAATTGTCCGATTCTAACACTCTGTAATTGAATTGCTCTCGCGCTTCTATGTAACTGCATTCTGATTTTGATTTACAATAGAAAATTATTTCTCTTATAAAATTTTCTTTGCCTAATACTTCGACATCTTTGTTAAGTTGTATATTTGATCCATAATACGTAAGCCAATCAGAATCAATTTTTGATTGAATTTTCTTACGCTTCTTAGTACCATTTTTTAATTTTACTACTTTGTAAGATGTCTTTGAGAATTTTGCTAGTTTTTTGCCTATGTATTTGCGCCCTGATATGATGTTTGTTATGATATAAACGTACCCAATACAGTCTTCTGGTAGTTCATCAATCTGAGTTCCTTCACATAGCCATGTCATATAATACTAGTTATCTACTCCCGTCCTATCTCAATTTCTTTGCGCCATTGTGCAGTAAAGTTATTTTTATAAGTTCCAGAGCATGTATCCTTACATGTGCGGTCTGGCGTAGTAGTGTCCCATGACGCGGCCAATTTGTCGAATTCATTAATACTTGTTCCTGCTTTTGTGCCTTGCCAGCAACACGGATATGTAATGCCTTCTGCCGAAATATAAATGCTCTGCTCATTCAAAGCACTGCAAGATATCGGGCCTTCGATTTTTGTTAGTAGTTCAAAACTTTTAGGAGGCTTAATAAATTCAACAGTACTCGGCCTCTTGCTTACCTTAGACCTAAACCAAGTAAATCCCATTTTCCTTGCTAGTTGTTCGGCAGAATCAATTTGATGTTCGTTATAATCGTAAATTAGCATATCCCAGTGTGCCGATCCTCCTGCATCAATAAATGCCTGTGCATTGTTTATTATTTTATTCCAAACTGTGTTAACTCGATATAAGTGATTTGTATCTTCTAACCCGTCGATACTCCACACAACGTAATCCAATTGTCCATTTAAAATAGTAGCAAGTTCTTTCCACCAATTGGTTGTGCGTAAACTGCCGTTGGAATTCATTCCCAGTGTTATCGATGGATTAACTGATTTAAAATATCTGAATATATCTAAAGTGGATATTGCCGCAGCTGGATCACCGTAGTTCCCGCACATGAACATTTTATCGAGTCCTCTGATAAAATCAGTGCTACAAAGTGTTTTTACTTGATCTAACGTTAATGTTTTGACATCGGTATCTTTGTTAAAATGCGCACCGATTTCTCTCGGACATAGAGGACATGCTGCATTGCATGCAGACGTTACTTCTAAGTGTAAGATTTTAGGGTTATACAATTTCTACATCCGTGGTATAATTAGTAAAACCGTTTTCTTTAACAACAGTTAATATATTATTTACTCGCCCTGCTAGCTCGTCTTTATGACTTACGAGCCAAATACTCTTATTTCCTTCTCGGCTCATTTTCTTCAATATAGCTAAACAATGTTCGACGCCGCTTGCATCCATCCCACTGTCAACGAGTTCGTCAATGAATAATAAGTTAATAGGTTGGTACAAACTTTCCCATACGTCCCGAAATGCCCAACTTAAACTTAAAATAAGTCTGTTACGCTCACCCCGACTCAAGTTGTCAAAGTCTAATTCTCTGCCCAATTCTTCGATGCTTACACTCAAGTCATTTAAGAACTGGACGGTGTGCGGCAGTCCGATTCGATCTAAGTACTGCGCTAATCTACCATTCAAATAACTCAAATTTTGGTCAATGATCTTCTTACGAATAAACGAATCTTTGTTAGTTAACAATTTAAGTAAAAACTCTTGATGCTCTTTGATTCGAGTCAACTCGTTAATATGATCGTAAGTTACTTCTTGCACCGCAGTATCACGCATGTCAACAATTTGTTCTGCGTAAGGATCCTGTTCCGATTGCTTACTATCGAGTTGTGTCAGTACACTGGCCATCGAGCTACGATGCTCAAATGCATCGGATTCTTCTGCATAAAAAGTTTCGGGAGGCATCCCTAACTTACCAATAATGGTTACAGTACCAGTATGCTCTTGCCATTGAGTATCATTTGTCAGCAGTTGTAATGCAGCCTCTTGCGTCTGATCCTGCTTACTCTTTAGGATTTCTTCCTGTTTTGCGTCGTGAATGTCTCCTCCGCATGCATGGCATTTATGATCTTCCAGTAATGCAATTTCTTTTTTTAATTTTTCGATCAGTTTGTGTTGCTTGGAATTATCGAGTTCTATACTTGTAATCCACTTATCGCACTCGTCTAGCTTTGATCGTTTTTTATTGTATTCCACAAGGTTTTTATGCGATTCTAATTCTACCTCGATGTCTAGTTTGTCAAGTTCGTCATATGCTGTGCGTAACGCGACTACGTCGCCATCTTTTTTATTTTGCCATAAAGTTTGTCTGCGTACTAATGCGGCAATTTGCTCTTCGATACGTGTGTTTGCATCTGAAACTGCGTTAATTCTATATTCTTCTTGGGTAATGGCATCTTTAGTCTGCTTAACTCGTTCTTTAAGAGATTCCGCTTTTTCACTAAGCATAGTAATGCCCAACAATTGTTCAATAACATTACGTTGATCATTCGCCCGCATACTTAGGAATGGTTCGGTATATGTGTTTAACGCCACAATGTGCTTGAACATGTCGTGGCTCATATTAAGCAAGCGTTCAATTTCATGTTGCGTCTCTCTGCTGTCGCCTTGACTGTTATCGTCGGCACTTTCTTGCTCTGTGTCGTCAACATAAAACTTCAGCACATTGGGTTTACGTCCACGCTCGATCCTATAACTTTGTCCTTTGCAATCAAAGTCGATTGTGATCAGCATGTTCTTGCTGTTTGTTTTATTAATCAGATTATCTTTTTTGATGTTTGTCAGCGCTTGTCCAAACAAACTATAACTAAGTGCGTTGATAATGGTAGTCTTACCAGTGCCGTTACGAGCACCAGTGTCATCCCCGCCAAGATCTAAGTTTTCGCCCAGTACTAAAGTCAAGTCTTTGCGATCAAAGTCGATTCCTTGAGTGGCATTGCCAACACTCATAAAGTTCTTAACTGAGAGAGTTTTTATTTTAAACATCTAATATTTTTTTTAATTAATCGGTTCGGCCGCGTATTCTCGGCGTAAATCTACTACGGTTTAATCCGCCATCAACAAACATTATACTATCGATATTATTCTTTTTCAACTTTTCCGGTAATCCAGCGATATTGGTCGGTATTACTTGTTCTAATTTGCCAAAATTGTTTTTGCGTTTCACCGTCATACTATTTTTAATTGTTTTTTTATTTTATTAATTTTCAATTTTATATCTAATT